CAATCCTCTCGGGATGCCAATCCAGGCACTCATGGCTGCAGCTACGGCTCCGCTCCCAACTCCGTCAGCGCCTGAGGTGATTCCAAATGCCTGAGGCAGCGACTCCCGGAATCTCGATAGGCATTCAGCAGGCATCCGCGATGTTGTTCGGCAGATATCAGAGCAATCAGAACGCTATAGCACAACGCGTTTCTGACTCCGTAAGGGTTATGTGGACGCAGATGGTAGATCCTCTCCATTTTAGTGATTCATGGAGGCGTCTTGAGCCGATCGTCCAGGGCATCGTTGATACTCACTATCAAATGTCTGCTGCTGATGCTAGTCAGTACTATGGGCTGTCTCGTGCTATTGCTGGTTTTTACGGCGGTCCTATTCCTGGTAGCAATATTGATCCGGGCTACCTATCCCATGTAGTCAACGTAATGGGTAATGGGCAGTTCTACCATTTCCTCAAAGATGAGGATGCTGCGAATGCTTCAGTTATGGCGCGGGATGCGTTGAGTGGTTCTGCGGTACGTCTGGTTATGAACGGGGGTCGGGATACTGTCACACGGGCCGCCTACCATGACCCTGTGGCAATGGGCTGGGAACGTATCATTGAGCCTCGGTCTTGTGGCTACTGTTCTCGGCTTGCTGCTTCTAGTGGTATGCATAAGGCAGCGGAAGATAAATTCCACGCACATGATGATTGCCAGTGTCTGGCTCGCGTCGTCTTTCAGGGCCAGTCTTCGGCGAATGAAGCCCTTGTTTCTGAGTGGCAGAGAACAACCGCAGGGAAAACCGGAAAGGCTGCAAACGCAGCCTGGAATCAGTACTGGAGTGAGAATAGTGGCAGCAGCAACGGGATCAGCAGTGGCGGGCCAGAAGCTCAGGCAACGCCTACAGGCCAAGGGGCAGGCGATGCCCCCGTCGAAGTCCAACAAGTCTGACTCGCCGCGCTTCCCGATACAGGCGCGTACCGGGCCGAACTCGCTGGCGTCGGCGGTCAAGGCCGTCGGCCGGGCGAAGCCGAACACGCCGGCTCAGCACGCGAAGGTCCGCGCCTACATCAAGAAGGTAGCCAAGAAAAAGGGATGGCACGCGGACATTCCTCCTTCTTGGAATAAGGGCGGTGGCAAATGAATGAGGCATTCCGGGGAGACACAATTCTCCTGCGTGATGGACATGAGTTTCAGATCATGGACATTGACGCGGAATCGGGATGGCCGATTGTGGAAGTTCCTGGAATAGGACTCATCACGATTGATCCCGTCTATATTCAGGAGGGGTGGAACGATGACAGAAATGATCGACGCTAATATTAGCGTCATTCCGGATGAGCCCGTTCAGCAGTCAGTGCTGTACTTCCCGGTAAACAATGATGTTACCGTTATCGTACAGTACCCTAACGTCGCAGACGGCACCGGGATGCAGTCAGAGTTCTACTACAAGCAGGATCGGACGACTTCGGACACGGACCCGACCACGGTCGTTTACGCCTCGCCGGTCGTTGATGACCCAGATAATACCGGGGCAACGATGTCTCAGTTTATCGTAGACTCTTCAGATAACTCTGTGTCCGGCGCGTTCTGGTGGAAGATCGACTTCCTGGATGCTTCGGACAACAGGACGACAGTAGGGTTCGGAACCCTGCTAGTGGAGGCTGTGTGATGGGCACTAACCCGCCGGAGCATACCAATATGCCGGCGCAGCTGCTACGATACTGGACGACTGGCGCGGGTGCTGCCAAACTTCACTGGGGAGTTCCCGGTGACTTCGACGCCTGCGTTACCACGCTGTCAAAGTATGTCTCACCGGGGATGGTCAAGGGGCTTTGCGCCAACATACATAAGCATGCGACCGGAGGCTGGCCCGGGCATGCGCCTGGGGAAGAGGCGCTCCGAAAGTCAGGCTAGAAAGGACTAGACTTTCCGGGCCGGATAGGCTATAATCGCGGTGGGAGGTATGATGAGCGAAGCGATTGAGGTTGGTAGCCAGATGAGGACCGTGGGTGCTCGTCCGCCTCGCCTTGCTCCCGCTTCCTCTCCTGTGGCGCCTCGGGATTCCACCCAATCTGCGCAAAATGTTGTGGCGTTGCCCGCTGAGATCAATCTGACCTTCTATCAGGGTGACGACTTCTTTCTTGATCTTACCGTCACCGACCCAACTGATGCCCCTGTTGACTGCACTAACGCAACGCCTCTTAGTCAGATCCGTCCGACTCCTGATGACCCGCAGGTTCTTGCCAACATTACGGTCACCGTCGATGCGACGACCACGAACTTGCTACACCTCCAGGTAGCGTCGGTTGACTCGTCTCTGTTGCCTCTGAACTCGGTATGGGATATTCAGCTATCGACGCCTAGCATCACGACGATCGCGGCCGGGACGGTCACTTGTATACCGCAGGTGACACAGTGAATGCCTCTTATGAGCCGTACAAGGTAACCGTTTCGACGCCGAGCAGAGCGACTGCTACGGCAGTGATAGTGAGGAAGCCTGCGTCAATTGCGGTCAAGGCATTCGCCAAGCCGAAGACCGTTGCCTACACGACTGGACCGCAAGGGCCTGCTGGTCCGCAGGGTCCGGTAGGCCCGCAGGGACCACCAGGGTCAACGGGAGCCACCGGTCCACCTGGGCCGCAAGGACCGCAGGGTGTGCCGGGCAACACGGGCGCAACAGGTTCACAAGGACCTGCTGGGCCGCAAGGTCCGCAAGGCCCTATTGGCAATACCGGGGCACAGGGCACGCCAGGTACGCCAGGTGCAACGGGTCCTGCTGGACCGACTGGGCCTACTGGTTCCACTGGCTCTCAAGGGCCAAAGGGTGACACTGGTGCACAAGGCACGCCGGGTACTCCGGGCGCTACTGGTCCGACAGGAAATACTGGTCCGCAAGGTCCGCAGGGAACTCCTGGCACAGCAGGCGCCACAGGACCGGCCGGGCCGACGGGTCCAACTGGTCCAGGCAGTAATACGTCATTTATTTCAGCGCCATCTGCTCTAGTTAATGTTTCGAATGATGGTGGCTGGCGTGTACTTGGCGGTACAACTATAACGGTTAATGTTGTCAGCGGAGCCCCTATAATTGTCACACTGCTAGTTCAGGGAAATATTGGCAACAACAACACAGCAGTTAATGCCAAGCTAGCTATTTGCCCATTCCTTGATGGCGTAGCTCAGACTTCCGGGATTACATATTACTTGATAGCATCATCTTCAGGAATTGGTGTTTCAGGCGTGTTGACTGGCATCTGGTCATTCGCATTGTCTGTTGGCAGCCACACTATTGGACTTGGCTACTCGTTCAATGGAACGACTAACGCTGGACAGCTAAGCAACGGTGCGGTAACTGTTTTGGCGGGTGCTTAACTTATGGCTTCAATCAGGAGGAATGATGAGTGCTGATGCAGCAGACGTCGGAACGGCGAATGGTGCTGTGCCCGGAACGGGCGACGGCGACACCGGGCTGCCAGAGGGCCAGCTCGAAGGTGGCGAGCAAGCGCAAGGCCAGGAGGGCGAAACGCCTGACCCGGCCGTAGAACTCGCTCACTGGAAGGAGATGGCGCGGAAACACGAGAAGCGCGCCAAGGAGAACGCCGCAGCAGCGGCGCGGTTGAAGACAATCGACCAGTCAAATATGTCGGAGGTTGAAAAGGCTCAGGCAGCCCAGCGCGAGGCGGAACGCGAACGCGATGAGGCACGCGACACGCATGCCAGGATGATGGCTGCTGCGTCCAACGATCTCCCGGTAGAACTTATCGACTTCCTCGGCACTGGGTCGGAAGAGGAAATCAATGAGCGAGCAGAGATGATCTCCAGCATCATTGATGAGACTGCGCAGGCGATTGCTGAACAGCTTATCAAGGACCAGATCGCTTCTGGGAAGCTGATCGACGGCGCCAGCCGGAACGGCGGGCAAACACAAGGACCGGGCGCACGTCCGGTCGAATCCCTCCGGGCTGGATCAGCCCCCGCCGGAACGGCGCCAGCATCAGAAGAGCAATGGTTCCGACAGCTGCTCGGACAGTAACCAGGAAGGTCTTCCGTGGGTATTTACAATGAAGGGATTGTCCGTAGTGCGGGCACCCCCGACCCTCTTGTGCCGCAGCCTCTTGCGGCCACGATTATCCAGGAGGCGCCAAAGAACTCGGCGGCGCTCAGCCTGATGAACAGGACGACGCTGTCGTCTAAGACCCAGCGCATGCCAGTGCTCGACGTGCTGCCCATGGCGTACTGGGTCGGCGGCGACACCGGCATGAAGCAGACGACGCAGATGGCATGGAAGAACGTCATCATGGTCGTCGAGGAACTCGCCTGCATTGTGCCCATCCCGATCGCGTACCTGGACGACGCGGACGTGCCGCTGTGGTCGCAAGTTCAGCCGCGGATCACAGAGGCGGTCGGCGCGCTGATCGACTCGGCGGTGCTCTGGGGTATCAACAAGCCTGCGACCTGGGGCGAGTCGGTGTTCGTCGGCGCCACCAAGTCTGGCAACACCGTCATCGAGGGCGGTACCACCGACCTTGGCACGGACGTGTCCGCGCTCGGCGAGATGATGGCCCAGACCGGCTACACGCTCAGCGGCTTCGCGGCGATGCCGGGGATGAACTGGAAGCTGGTCGGAATCCGGTCGGCGCAGGGCATCCCGATCTACCAGCCGGACATGACCGGCAAGCCGGGTGGCACGCTGTACGGCTACAACATGTCGGAAGTCAACAACGGCTCCTGGCAGATGCCGACGGCGGGCGCCATCATGCTCGGCGGCGACTTCTCCAAGTCGATCATCGGGATGCGGCAGGACATCTCCTTCAAGATGTTCACCGAGGGCGTCATCTCTGATGACACCGGCAAGGTCATCCTCAACCTCATGCAGCAGGACGCCGTGGCCATGCGTATGGTCATGCGTCTCGCGTACGCGACCGTGAACCCGGTCACCGTGATGAAGAAGGGCTCCGCGATCACCGCTCGCTGGCCGTTCGGCGCGGTGCTTGGTGCCGGGACGACCGCACCGACTGAGGGCCCGATCAACATCGTCGGGACGTACCCCGGCGGCACGATGGCCGCTGGCGCTAGCACCGAAGCTGCCGCGATCGAGGAAGCTGCTGCTATCACTTCGCCGTGGGAGCAGGGAGCACGCGAAGCGGCCGAAGATGCCATGGACCGCGACGACTACGACGACGGCGGTGAGAACAGCGAAGGTACCAGGCCGGCTCGCTCGACTCGCAGTCGTAGCACCGCCCGTTCCTCAGCAGAGCGCACGGCCCGTTCCGCCGATCACACTGCTCGTTCGGCTGAGCAGACCGTTCGCTCAACCGACAAGGAGGATTAGGGTCATGACCCAGCTGCCTAGCCTCGCCACGCCGGACGATATCGCGGCGAGGCTAGGCCGCAGCCTTAACCAGGTAGAGGCTGCCCGCGTTGACGGCATGCTTATGGACGCGAGTGCGATTGTCCGTAGGTACTGTCGCCGAGACTTCGTGTACTACGACGCCGACACGATAACCACGACGGCCGACGGCGGCATCATCAAGCTGACTTCGTGGAAGCCGATCGTGTCAATTGACTCGATTCTCGCGCTCTCCGGTACGCCTGGCATTCTTGATATCCCGGTGACGTGGTACCACTTCGATGCCGTAGACAAGATCACGGTGTTCAACCCGTCGCTGTCGGGCATCATCAACCTTCCCGAGATCTGGTATGAAGAGACGTTCTGGTGGGGCGGCAGTTTTGAGATCACCGGGGCGCACGGGTACCTGGATGTGCCTGGTGATGTCGTAGCTATCGTGTGTACGGCGATCGTATCCGAGCTAGCGACACCTACGATGTCCGCGACGATCATGAGCGAGTCGGTAGGGGCATACTCGTACGCGATGCGTCGTACTTCTGGCGCGGGACTGAACGCGGCACTAATCGACGCCGGCATGAAAACTGCCCTTTCGGATTACCGACAGAGCTGGGGAACTATGAAGGTGAGGCTATGACTAGTCCAACCTTCCCGTTCGCCGTGACCATGACGCTTGTGAAGCGTGTGTTGTCCGGGGCTGTTGATGCGTACGGCAATGATGTGTATACCGAGCAGAACGTTACGGTACCGAACTGTGTCTTCCAGCCGGGAGGTAGCGGCGAGAATCTTGCCTTCGCAGATCAGACGAACACCAATGATTCAGTCTTCCTGCCTGCTGGTACTGATGTAACGTACCTTGATGCCATAATCTACAAAGGTATCAAGTTTGAAGTCACCGGCGTTCCTAACCAGTGGACTTCCCCGTTCTCTGGCCGGGTATCGCCTATCCGTGTAGAAGTGAATAAGATCTCGGGGGTGACGGCGTAATGGCTAGGGCTGTTGTTCCTATGTCTGCTCGTGTTACTACTGACGTATCCGTACACTACGCGATGGATCGCGCAGGTATGGCCGTAATGCTCAATACGGAATTCTTGCGCAGTCCTATTGTGAGGTATGCCGAGGAAGTCAGGCAGCACGCAGAGTTCCTGGCCGCAAGTGAAATTTACACTAGCGGAATCATCAGGGTCGGAGATCGCCAGACAGGATCATACCTGACCGGATTCAGGGTAAGGTCTCGCCGCAACGGCGGGATACATCACGACCGGATAGAGGCCACTGTATATAACGAATCCCCATCAGCGTTCTGGGTGGAGTTCGGTCATCACGGTCGTGAGCCTTACCGGATCATGGCTCGTGCGGCATTCGCGGCGAAGGGAGGGCGGCGGCCATGACGATGATCTCAATCTTTCCCGATATCGAGGTAATGCTTCTGTACATTCTTGTTCCGCTGAATCCTTCGATGCGTATCTCTACGTCGTTGCCGGCTGGAGATCCTAACAAGACTACAGTTCGTATCAAGCGCAGTTCCGGGTCGAACCGGAACATTGGTATTGATCACGCTATTGTTGATGTTGATGTGTGGGGCCTTAAATCGCAGACTGGGAATGTCTCGATTGCTGCTAGAACAATTCAAGCCCAGATGCTATCGCTAATGAGCGCGATAGTGAAGGACGCCGGAGGAAATCAAGTAGGCGTCATCCAGCACGTAACGACGGCAACAAGTCCGCGCCAGCTTCCGGAGGTGAACCAGAACTACGTTCGTTTTGCCGCAAGTTATGAACTCCAATTTCATTCCTAGGAGGGAATGTAATGGCTGAAGAGAAGACCGCGACCCATTCAAGGTCCGGCAACCGCGACGCAGCAACGACGTATGACCTTCCAGTTCCATTCGGCGGGCTCCCGGCTCCGGGCACCGGCCCTTACAAGGACGATACCCTGCTCTACGCGGCTGGTGACGTTGTCGCCTGGGTCGGCCCGCCGAATATCGCAACGCCGCCGCTGGCGTTTGAAGACCCCACAACGCTCGGCACCGGCGATGGCTTCATGTGCCTCGGCTGGGTCGATGTCGCCGGGTACATCTTCAAGCTCGATGAAACCATCAAGGACATCCCAGCCGCCGGCATTCTCACGCCCGTGCGCTCGATCCTCACCGGCGGCATGAAGACCGTTCAGTCGACCTTCCTGGAGGCGCTCAACCCGTACGTCCGGGCGCTGTACGACGACGTCACGATCTTCCCGATCGCATCGTCGCCGCTCAAGCCGCCTACGTCGCCGGTAGCTCCCCTAGCGGCGAACCAGGTCTTGTATACATTGCCGGACCCGCCTGCCGACAACCGCTACTCCCTGATCTTCGACAGTATCGACGGCGCAAAGCGGCAGCGCCTGTACGCGCCGTTCGCCAAGGTCACCGCGCGCGGCAACGACCAGGCCCAGCAGGGCGACATCGTCATGACCGACATGACGTTCACGTTCTATCCCGGCATCATCGGGACGCAGACCCAGGCCGTAGCCCAGCGCTGTATCGACTACGGCAAAGACGTATCGGCGTACTTCTCATGACCGACGGCGAGTGGACGCCGGCAGACTCGGCGCCAGAAGACAACCCGGTCGATGTCGACCTGGACATGCTCGATGATGTTCTCCGCAAGGAGAATGTCGGAGATCCAACGACAGTTCGGCTCGACAACAGGGTCGTCCATATCTCGCACGCGAAGGAGTGGTCGGCAACTGCGATGCGCGCGGCATCGTCCGGCGACTGGGACACGTGGGCGCGGGAGGTCATCGATGATGATGACGAGTTCCGCATCTGGATCTCGTGCGACCTCAAGAACTACCAGGTTGAGGCCGTGTTCAATGAATGCGGTCGCAAGTCCCGAATGAACATGGGAAAATCCGGCAGGCGCTCTGGATCACGACCGAGTTTCCAGAGGAGGTAGAAGCAGATCTACAGCGCTATTATGGCATTGCCCTAGCTAGTCTCGGCGCGGAACTTTCGTGGCGTAGACTGCTAGTGCTAGTAGACCATCTCCCACCGGAGGCTACATTGAACACCGCGATCCGGAATGCTACGCCGGATGAGCAGCTTGCTGTGTCAGCTGGTGATCCGGCGCGGGCTCCGTGGAGTGCTCTTGAGACTCTCGTAGCTAGTGTAGTTGATGAGCTACGGAACCTGTCATGGATGTACGCTTCGGCGCACTCCAAGACAGCGCCGCAAAGGCCTGAGATGATAAAGCGTCCCGGCGTAAATAAGCATCGTGGTCGCAAGCTTATGCGCATGAGTGATGTCCGGGCGCTAGATCCGCGTCTCAAGAATTTCACGGACGATGAGATCCGTGAGATGATGAACAGCCCGGTCGTTAGCGGTGAAGCGTCATGAGCGATATCCCGGTCGGTAGCGTAACCGTCAGCGTAGTTCCCGACGCTCGCGGGTGGGACGAGAAGGCAAGAAAGCAGGTTGTTGAGCCATCAAAGAGAGTCGGTGAAGAAGCCGGCACTGAGATGAGCGACGCCATGACCCGAAAGATGGGTGAGGGCGGCAACACTGCTGGAGGTGCTTTTGAGAAGACGCTGAAGGCTCGGCTAAGGGTAGCGATGGACACGCTACCCAAGGCCAACCTTGAAGCTGACTCAAGTGAGATCGATAGGAGGCTTGAGGAGGTACGCCTCAAAATCAAGAGCATCCGCGACCAGGATATCATAGACACCGGAAAGGCGGCGGATGATGTAAACAGGATCATGGCCGATATTGTCGGGATACAGGTATGGGCCAAAACTCAGAATATTGAGATCCCGGTAGAGGCCAATTTCAACATGGGTAAGGCGTTGAAGACTCTGTCTTCAATTCGCGGCGTCGGTCCAGAGGGCGCCACTACTGGCGGCCTACTGTCTGGTATCACTCGTGAGGTATCGAGTCTCAATACTGCTGTTACCTCGATGAATGAAGCCGTCGGCGCGGCAACTGGTGCGAATACTACAGTTCAGGATATCGTCAAGAGTGCTACGGGAGTCAACAAGCTAGTTTCCGACTTGGTGAAGATACCCGGCAGCATCCGGAATCCACTAACTTTCAATCCCGCGCTTCTAACCCAGTTCCGCGCCCAGGGCCCTACGATGACAAGGGCCCAAATGCTTCCATTCGACATAAGGAAGGAATTCGGACTAACCGGCAGCACCGGAAATGTAGCATCAATCAATCCACTTGTTGCGGCCTTGCGTAATGTCTCTGGCCAGACTATGACTAGGGCCGAATCCGAAGCACGAGCCAAGGCATCCAAGGCGCTAACTGATAGTTTCAACAAAGATGTTGTAACAGCAATGAAGTTCCGCGATGATATGGCTGATGCCAGCAAAGCATTTGAAACAGTTCCTAGTTACTTTAAACTGCTAGGTGAGAAAACACTAAACGTCGAGGAGCGTATCAGTAATTTCGGTAAGCTCATTTCAGGATCAATAACCGATTACTTTGGACTGCTCGGAGATGATGTGAATGACCTTAGAGGGAATATCAGAGATTTTGGTAAGTTTATCGCTGGATCACCAAATGCTATTGCTGGAACGGTAAAGGATCTCGCTAGGTCAGCAGTCGACGCTAGCGGATGGACTCGTGGCCTTGGCGTGGCGCGGAACATAGCAAATGTTTCCGGGATCGACCTTGTCCCCGGCGGAACAAAAGCTGCTAATTCCTTTGTCGCCGCTACTGAAAAACTGGACGATACTCTTTACAAGTATACTATAGACACAAAGGACTGGACTAGGAGATTCGCTAATAGCGTTGCTCAGTTTTCACTCAGGAGTTCGGTCAGAGATATCGTAAGTGGCATCAGCCGTGGCATTGGCTGGACGCCGGGACTAGGCGTGGCGCGGAACATAGCGAACGTCTCCGGCATCGACGCTATTCCCGGAGGAACAAAGTTCGCAAATCTTTTCGTTAGAGCTACTGAAAAACTTGATGATACGCTTTACCAGTACGCTTTGGATACAAAAGCATCAACGTTGATGTATAGCACTGCTGTTGCAAAGTTCAGCAAGAGCGTTGCTGACTGGACTAAAGTGGCTACTGCTTGGGGCAAGACGGCTACATCATTCGTGGGGAAGTTTACGGGCGTATCATGGCTTAGTGGGGCGATCGGGCGAGGCGTATCAGGTTTGTTCGGTCGTGGCGGTAGGGCCGGGGGCCTAGCCGGAGACCTGGCGGCAGAGGTCAGCCAGCGTGATGTTGCTACACTTACCAAACTGCTTGGATCAGAGGGCGGTGGCGGAACGCTAGGTCAGATGATCAAGTGGTCCGCAGGTAGCAAAGGTAGTGTCCAGAAGTTCCTTCAGGATTTCGCCGGTGCTGGCGGAGATACTGAAAGCCTCTTTAAGCAACTCGGTATCAAGAGTGCTAAGCAAGTTGAAGGCGATATCGCAACGGCGATGGACTTCTTCAGCAAGGGCGTTGGGAAGAGTCTTGGCGATACGATAACTGGCGGTGGCGGAGACCTCGAAAGCATGATCAGAGGATTCTCTGGCGGAGGCATGGATATCGGCAAGCTAATTTCATCATTCGGTGGTGGTGGTAGCGGAGGTGCTGGTGGTATCGTTGGTGCTGCTGGTGGTCCGGCAGCAAGTGCCCCGACAGCGGCTGGTTTCGGTGGCGTAAGTCTCACGACGGTTCTAATTGGTGGTCTCGTTGCTGCTGCTCCGTTCATAGGGCAGATTGTTGGTTCGGCAATTGTCGGATTCCTGGGCGCGGGTCTTGCCGGATTCGGTATCGCCGGGGCGATCATGTCCGGCAAGCTAACTACGCCGCTGAAGGATATGAGCGACGCATTCAAAACTTTCATGACAACAATCGGCGGCCCAATGGTCCCGGTACTTGCTGCCGTACTTGACGTAATATCAAAGACTGTCACTACGCTTACCCCGGTATTCAAAGGTGCTCAGGAAATCATAGCCGGGCCGCTACAGAATTTCCTCACCGCAATAGTCAAGTCATTCGGGTTGCCTGCCGTTGCGGCTTCGATCGACGCGGTTGCTAGGGCTTTTGCGGCGATCCTAAACGCGATCACGCCAACTGTCGACACCAATATGACAAATGTAGCTAATGCTATCACTAAGCTGGCCGATAAGATTACAAATAACCCGACAGCTATTGCTAACTTCTTCACCATAGTCACGAATTTTATCGTGTTCATTCTTAATTCTCTTGGCTCCCTCTCGGATCTAGCCGCTAAGCTTGAACAACAATGGCCATGGGCCGCTAGGATACTCGGGATCAAGGCTCCCCCTGACACCAGTAATGCAGGAATGACGCTTGGCGTGGCATCGCCGGCTACGCCCGGTATCGCGGCAATCCCGGCCGTACAGGGGCGTGCGGCAGTACCGGCGCACGCAGCGGTTTATGATCGGAAGACTGGCAAGCTTATTCATCCCGCTACTGCCGCTATTCCAGGCGTTGCTGCGGTCGCCGGCACTCCTGGGACTCCGGCATGGGCCGGGTACCAGCCAATTACAAGGATACAGGTGCCAAATTCATGGGCTACTGCTGCGCAGGGGCCTACTGGACCGCCAGGTGCTTTGGCAAGGACTACGAATTCCAGTGGCGCGGGAACGTTCAATCTTGCTTCCGGCATACCTGGTTGGCTAGAGCCTGCTGCTATTGCTACCAACTGGGTTGCGAACTTCACGTCGTATGTTTCCGAAAAGATCGGAGGCGGTGTTGCTAACTTCTTCACGGCGGGCAATAACCCGCCACATAATGTACTGGGTGGACGTGCGGCTGCGGCAGGACTCACCGCTCAAGGTCAGAAAGCTGCTGCGTCAGGTCCTGACATTCTCGGTATCTTCGGCACCAAACTGGGCGACCTCGCCAAGACTGGTGCCGATATAATCAAGGGCATCACTCAGGGAGCGGCCACTCAGTCGGCCGCGAGTGGTCCGGAAATTAACTCAAAGATTACTACGCCTTATGTCAATCATATCAATGACGGGTTCCAAACTCACTCTCCGTCAAAGGAAACAATTCCCACCGGTAAGGATCTTATCGGCGGCATCATGCAGGGTATGCAGGTTGCCGTCGGCGGTTTGCCGCCATGGATCGCTACCTGGGTAGTTGCGCCGATCCTAACCGCTCTCGTTGGCGATACGTATGGATTCGGGATGTCGGGTGCCGGAACTACTGCCGGTATGCAGCCTTCGCAACAAACGGTCAAGGTCGGATGGGGCATTATTGATGGGCTCAAGCAGGGCATCACCGAGGAAATGATCGGCATGGATGCCTGGCTTGGTACTGCCGTTGTACAACCGATCATCAACTACCTGACGAGCCCCGGCGGATTCAACATTCAATCTCCATCAAAGAAGACGAAGCCAGTCGGCACTCATATCATCGAAGGCATAATTGAAGGCATGATGCAAACCGGCAGCCATATTGGTCACTTTGTAGCCAAGATCTTCAAAGGCTGGCCGAATGCTATGCTGACATTCATATCAAAGGGACTTGACCCGGCGAAGCTGAATCCTGCGGCACGGAAGTTCTTCCAGGGAGTACTTGCTAGCCAACTTACCGGCAGCGGTCTTAACCCTCCTGGTGGCCCTACAAGTAAGAGTGCCCAAGCGAACGGATTGATGCTTTACAAGTACCTGCTAGCAAACCTCTTCCATGGGAACAAGATCGCGGCGGCCGGGGCTACTGCCGCTATCTGGGGCGAGTCGGGATGGAATCCGTTCGCCGTAGGGACCGGCGGGCGCGGACTTATTGGATGGACCCCGGTAGGCAAAATTTCGAATGCCGCGTTTAAGGGCGGTATGGCTACACAGCTGCCGGCGATCATCGACTTCGTCAATCAGTCTGGAGATCAGGAAGCTATACTTGAGATGATGAGTGCCAAGTCCGTTTCGGATGCGGCCTGGATCTGGGGCAAGAGAGTCGAGCGGTACGGCATCCCGGATGTTCACCAGCAAGGGATCGCTCTCGCTTCAGGATTCATGAAGTACGATCAGGGCGGCTGGCTACCTCCGGGCGTTACGCTCGCCTACAACCTTACCGGGCAATCGGAGCGAATTCTATCACCAACGGAGATGGGCTCCGGACAACTCGGCGGCAATCAGTATCACGCGCACTTCGACGGCCTTACCGGCGCGGCTATCGAGTCGCATGTACGAACCGCATTCCAAATGATGTCCTTGACTACCGGAAACCTGCAGAGGCAAGGGAGGCCATCCTGATGTCGACAAGGCCGATACCACTTCATATCTGGTATGTAGATCCGGATAGCGATCCGCTTGATTTTGCGAACAAGCTAAACTGGTGGGACCTTTCCGATCAGTCGATGTCGAAGGGTTACGTCTGTTCGGCTATTGCGGGTATCGAGGGGCTGCCGGTAATGATGCAGACGGTACCACTGCTTAACGGCACTTCAGTTCCGATGACATATATCCCACAGACTGGTACGATCGGGCTCGCTATCCTTGTTGGCCGTCCGGCCAATACCGATAGCCAGATTGACTACTATAACATGCTCGATCAGGTAGTTAGAGCATTCTACAATAGGCGTAATCAGCGACCCGCTCCAGGATACATGGTTATTCAGCGTCCAGATACCTCTTACCGCCAGATAGCGGTCTATACAACATCCGGCTTGAACACGCCCGAGGTAGGGATTAATGACCTTACCTTGTATACAATTTCGCTCTCTACTCCCGACCCATTCTGGAGCGGTTCTGATTTTATAACGAAAACTTTCCAGACAGGAACTTCTAATGGAATCCTGCCATTGCTTCCTATAGCTCTTAATGCCGCTCACGCTATTGGCGGCGGCCAACCAGTCTTTATTTTCGGTGACATGCCTTCCTACCCGACCTGGGTAATTACTGGGCCCGGTACGCCGACGATTACGAACAACACTACTGACCGGTCATGGGGCCTAAGCGCAGCGATCCCGGCTGGACAGAGGGTACAGGTAAAGACAACACCTGGTAAGCAATCAGTTATTAATACATCGACCGGAGCTAACTGGTGGGGCAACCTAGTATTCACCGGGCCGCATGATATATGGCCGCTAATACAGGGATACAATTACATAGACGTAGACATACCCGACGCAACGGCAGCTACCTCGGCACAGATGAGTTACTATAACAAGTGGGCACGAGCATGACAACTCCAATTCCTATTGTTGATGATCCTCCGGTACCGGAGTACACGGCTCTGGTAGAGCTGCTGAATCCAAACAACCTCGCTAGCATGGGCATGATTGAATTCATAACAATCAATGCTACGCTGTACCACAATACGGTCGGGTCATGGTCAATATTGTGCCCGTACTCGGACTCTCTGTGGAATCTGGTTATGTCAGGGAACTTTATCGTGCGGGTGAACTGGCGCGGATTGTTTACGTTTGGCGGTAAATGTGAGCAGCCTGAATACTCTAGTTCAATACCAGGTGCGTCGAGCGGCGGCTCTGGCGCGAGCAGTTCGGCTGGTGAGTACATTACTTTGTCTGGCGCGGACTACCTCTCCATCATCGCTAACCGGATTTGCTATCCTCATCCGGAGCTAGCGTGGTCGGCGCAGCTTTTCGGAAGTGAAGATACTCAGATTGCTACGCCTCTTGAGACGGCGATCAAGTATTATGTGACTCGTAACGTAGGGCCGCAGGCTCTCGCCTCAAGGCAGCATCCTCTTCTTGATGTAGCGACAGATCAGCATCGTGGGCCGCCCGTTAACTACTCTGTCAATTTCAGCAAGGGACAGAGCATGAATCTGCTCGACGTAATTCGTGCGCTTGTGGCTCAGGCGAATCCGAACAATATCCCGTCACAGAACATGGGAGTTAGTATTGTTCAGAATCCGCAGAATAAGGGGCGGCTCCTGTTTGATGTATACAATCCGCGCGACCTCTCAAAGACAGCAACTTTCTCAGAAGCTCTAGGGAATCTGACTTCCGTTAGCTTGTCTTTGGCTGACCCGACTTGTACGGATGCTCTAGTCCAGGGATCGGCTAAGTTTGTACAGCAGTCAGCGGCGGCTCCGGTAACCATCACCCCTTGGACCAAGGTAGAAAAGTTTGTTGATGATACGTCCGAGACTAATGCTAACAATCTCAACTCGACAGCAGCGAACACGTTGCTAACGGGATCGCTCGGGCCGAACCTAACTAGTACAACTACCGATACGCCATACCTGATCTACGGTCGGGACTATCATGTAGGCGACATCGTCGCTGTTGAAGTGGTTCCGACCGTATTTGTATCAAGCGCTATTTACTCGGATATTGTATCTAGTGTTTCACTTTCCGCCGACGCATCTCAAGCTCCCGTCATTAATGTTGTGCCGGTTATCGGTAGCACTACCGATCCATCTGCAACGAACAAGACTATTCAGGGGAACCTCATCAATAGAATTAAGACACTAGAGAAGAAACTAGCGACGCAGGGAAGATGATATGGCTACGTACCCATCCCGTCCGAGTCAGTTCACTCAGATCACAACTACGTCTGATTGGGAGAAGCTACTTACAACTATGGGTGTATGGGACGGTATCGATGGCACTAACAGTTTTGTGCCTACCTTTGATATCCCTGGTCGCAACATCAACATTTCGACGGGAACGGTCATCATCAAAGGACAGCTTTGGTGGTGTGACGCTACTGTTCCGACGGCGATACCGCCTGCGTCAGCTAAGGACAGGAGGGATAGACTTGTCCTGCGTTACGACCGGGGAGCGTCGGCTGCCGCATCAGTCGTGTGGCCGACTGTCATCCAGGGCGTATCCGACGGGTCACTTACACTGCCCCCACTTCAACAGACTACTACCGGCTACTGGGATATCCCGGTATGTAACTGGATAAGCCATGCCTCGGGCGCATTCGATACCCTTGTCGACGGTAGGCAGCTCTCCGGACACTCGGTTGTGTCTATGCTCTCGACGGCGCGGCCATCACCAACGCATCCGCGCCTCGGACTAGAGTACGACACCGGGTACCTTCAGCGCTGGGACGGAACAACCTGGCGGAACATCGGCCCGAAGAACCAGGTTGTTGGAAGTGCGGTCACTTCGACTGATACGAGCTACTCCAATCTGCATTCTCCATTCACTATCCCGGCGAATGACCAGAAGCTTGGCTGGGTCTCTTACCGGCTCCGAGCAGGTGGCAGCGGCGTACAGGCATCTAACACACCAAGGCCATTCGGATTCCTTGTTTATGCTTTTGGAAAGAACTGGGGAGAGATACAGGACACAGGTGGAGTAGCGGCCGGTGGCCACTTCAGCTGGCATTACTCGTGTGAGCTTCTGGTTTATCCAGACGGTTCCGCTAACTTTATTGGCGACTTCGTGGCAAGTCATGCTGTTTATAATCCCGGATCTCAGACTTCTAGCCAGGCTCTGTCAGGTTCATTGAAAGCTGGAGGTGTCAACCCTGCGACAGCAACGACGATGTCGCTACAATCCGCGTGGACATCTTCTAGCGGCAATCCTGAAATCGTATGTTTCGGCGCTACGTTCGATAGGGTGGAGAACTGATGGCAAAAGACAAGAGCAAGAAGAAGGGCAAGAAGATGAAGACGCACTTCGATGAGCTTGACGACAACGACCGCGTCCAGGTAGTCCCAAACCAGGAGCCTCCTGTAGAAGAGCAGGACGAGCAGTGGGCGTTCCCCGGCCATGACGAGCGCGACACGCTCTCGACTAGAACTGCGCTTGACGACAAGTTGAACGGAGAATAGCATGGGACTCACGCGTGTATGGATGCCTTCGCCAAACTACTCGTCACGAGGTGGCGCGGGAGTACGCCTCATCGTTCTCCACACGGCCGAGGGCGCTACGACAATCGAGTCGCTGGGAAACTTCTTCTCCAGTAGCAGCGCCGGGGTCTCGTCGCACGTCGGCATCGATGACAAGCTCGGCAAGGTCGGCGAGTACGTCACGCGCGGGAACAAGGCGTGGACGGCAGCGAACGCCAACCCGGTCGCGGTACAGGCAGAGATGTGCGCGTTCGCATCATGGTCGGAATCGACCTGGCGGAACTCACACGCGAACATGCTCAATAACACCGCCCGGTGGATCGCGGAAGAGTCCGGCAAGTTCGGCATCCCGATCACCAAGCTCTCGGCGTCGCAGGCGCAAGGGTCCGGGCGCGGAGTCTGTCAGCACCGCGACCTCGGCAGCTGGGGCGGGAACCACTCCGACTGCGGCAACGGCTTCCCCATGGACTACGTGCTCTCGATGGCTGTGGACATGTTCGGCGGTGGCGGTGGCAGTACCCCGCCGCCTAGTGGCGGAGGGGGAGGCACTAAGGCACCTCCGCTTCACGTCGATTACTTCGGCCAGAGCCACAACCGTACCTGCCCCGACGTTCAGGTCTGGCAGGCCCAGATGTCAGGGCGCGGATGGTCACTTGCTGTCGATGGTGATTACGGCCCGGAGTCCGAGAGCCAGTGCCGTCAGTTCCAGTCAGAGAAGGGGCTGGACGTGGACGGCCTAGTCGGACCGCAGACCTGGGAGACGACCTGGTCGGCTCCGGTCACCTAGGAGGTAGCTATGTCCGCCATCATCACCGGGAACTGGCTGGCTAAGTCAGGCAGTCCCACTACCAATCCTGGGGCAGGAGCCTTCAACGTCGATTCCTTCGGGAACCCAACAAGCCTAGCTCTCAGCTATACTGACAATGACGGAACCGTCCGGGACTTGTCACAGATGGCGGCCGGCAACGCTATGTACCAGAGGTCGCCTACCGACGATCAGAATTTCCAGAAATGGAATGTAGTCTCCGTCACAAACAACACTACCTGGATACAGGCAAGTGTATCAGTTATAGCCCAAGGGCTGTCATTTACCGCGCCGGGTAACAACCAGCTCTGCCAGCTAGAGCTAGATACCGGAGCAAAGGCTGGCGTGATGCAGGCCCAGTACCTGCTTGATGACGCTTCTGCTCCGGGCACTGGCAATGCCATAGACCTGGGCGGTATGTATATGAACAAGTCGTTCTATACGATTGTAAGACCGGGTAATGCCTCTTTCAACGTGGATATCCAGGCATCTATGGATGGAGACAACTGGTTCTCAATCGGGGTAGCTGAAGGCTCCGGCCTTGACAGTGAGAATCAGCATACATGCCAGTTTCTCCGGGCAAAGCTTGTGTCTGTGAGTCCTGGAACTGCCGTGACCGTACTTGTTAGCTGGGTGTGAGAGCATGCCAACGATCGACGTTCCTGTTCACCTTATCATCGACGCACTAGATGTCGGGGAGTTCCTGGCTGGTGTTCTCCAGACTGACGGGACTCTCCGCGTCAGCGTATGTCCTTCATGCTTTGCGTGTGTTCCGTTCAAGAAGCTGCCCGACCACCTCTCCGCGATCAATCATGAAGGGGAGGTGTTCCATGTACAGTAAGCAAGAACTCTGGAAGATGGAACTAGACCAGCTTTACCTGGAGCGGGAGACGACCGACCCCGACCCGGAGATGTGGCGGTGGTCGCCGCTAGAGCTGTCCGAGTTCGAGCGCATGCTCGTCATCGCCAAGTCTTGTCTCGCCGGGCTCGACAACCTCAAGTTCTGCGAGGCGGGGTGCGGCATAGGTACCAAGCTGTATCTTGCCTCGGTCCACTACGGACTTGACGCGGTAGGGTACGACATCTCGCACGACTACCTGGAGAAGGCAGCCCGCCTTAACGTTGACGCGCGGTATATGGACTTCCGCGCCGAGTCTCCTTCATGGAACGAGTACGATATCGTGTACGTCGCCCGGCCGTTCAAGGAAGACCCAGTTGAGGTAGCATTCGAGAATTCCGTGCGAGAAGGTATGAGTCCTGGCTCGGTGTACATCTCGGCTTACACGTCCGTCAAGCCGTACTCCTGGCCGTGCTTCTACCGGGCGCCATTCCGAGGTGTCTGGCAGAAGCCTTTCGAGCAGCCCGAGTCGGTCTATGACCAGATTATCGGCAGGCAGTACCCGCATGACCCTCTTGTCCCGGAGCCGGTCGGCTACTCCGGATTAGGCAGCTTGGGAAGGTATGTTACCGTCGTGATATCGCCATCATATGTCACGACGGCGTGGTGATCGTGCCTGCCATTATCGATTCTTCTAGTTGGGAACTGTAGCTTGTCAATTACACGAGTCCCGGTGCGAACTTCTATCCGCAGAATTGTGCCATCCGGTGCCATAGCAATTAGGTCGCAAGGACATGAAGGGGACAATGCTCGAAACACTGCGTAGCCTAGTCGCAATAGATCGGCTCCTGCAATAAGTTCCGATATTGCTCCGACCGTCATTGCGAACAATGGTTCGCCAGTTTTTGATGATGAATGGGATGTTATCTTCGAACAGTTTGAACAAGCTCGATGATTTGCGCTTAGAGGCTTGAATGGATTTCCGCATCCATCACATATGCGTGCTATTGGCAAGCTCATTTTTCTCCTTACTTAGAGCGACGTATCGTAACGTTTAGCTATTAGCGGCTACGCGGCCCGTAGCGGCCCGTAGAACGGTCGCGGGGATTCCCGAATAGATCCGCTAGCCGGGAGGGGAGATAGGCCCGGAGCGTTCGATTGCAGGCCGGCAATAGGGTACGTCGGGGGACTGGTCCGGGGGACGCGGCGGCCGGAAGGTCTGGCTACTGGCTACTCGATCTGTAGTTTATGGTCCGGTTCCGGGGACCAGGCCGTGAGCAGTTTTTTGAGTGCTTCTGGATAGCTAGGCGCTTTGACAATAACGAACTTCCGCGTCTCAGCAGTAATGCGGTAACGGACTTGCGTTGGCTCTTGCCGGTCAAAGGGCCATAGTATGTCTGGGTGTCGTATCTCTTGCTCTAGCTGAGAGTGGTCCAAGTCTTTACTAGCTAGCAGGACTACGTAGTTGTCATAATGCGCTCCGCATATAACCCATTGAAGTTCCGGCTCTTCACTTGCTGTGTTCATGGTCACCTTCTACTGTGGCGAGAGTCCCCTGAGTTCCCATCTATTGAATGCGTATATCTTGCTTCCAAGTACCGGCTCGTCAAGCTCCACCCATATGTTCCAGTTGTGCATAGGGATGTCATCTCTCTTGATGATTGTGCCTGTTTTGCCGCTTAGGCTCTTGCCGATCCAGGGACTGTTGATAATTCTGACGCGCTTGCCTTCATCATTCCTATCGGCCATGATAGTGATCCAGTGTACCGTTAAGTCCAAGGCGGTGTATAGCATTATGATAGGCACGCCAGCATGCTTCTAGGTACTCGGTATCAGTCCAGTCCATGTACCGGAACCGGAGGATTGACTCGCCATGCCTCGCCTCCATATGCTTCTTGAAGAAGTCAACGTTCATCGAGTCGGCATTACGGACGGCGGCAAGTTCCTCTTCAGTGTCCATGCTTCTCCTTAGCTGTCGGGATCAAAAACCCAGATCCTCTCTACCGTTACCGGGGTACCGAAGCCGGCGATGCGATTGCCTAGGATAACCACAACGTCTCGGTTCGGGTGAATCATGGCCAGTTGTTTCTGGAGATGGGGAAACTTCCACCTATTGATCCGCGCGTAAACCTCCTCATCGCTTACGTCGTAACAGTGAAGCGTGGCCCGCTTAACTAGGTCCGGGCGCTTCAGCGTCTTGAGGATTTCCTCTACTTCCTTGCCGCTGCGGGATCTCTCGTCTTCCACAACGTCCTTGTACTCTACCTTGCCGACCATACCCATATAGACAACGCGCGGACCCTGAACCCATTTGCCCGGAATCCTGGGCGGCACCTTCATTTCCGCAAGCTGAAGGCCATCTTTGGTAGGGAGGGGAGCACTTCCCTTGCCCTGTCCCTTTAGGAACCGCCGAACAGATGCCAGGCGTTTCTCTGTCCGGTACAAGCCAAACGGGTCACGGGCCAGAGTCCATTCCTCCATCCGCGCGATCGTCTTGTCGCCTATGCCGGGGATGGCGCGGAGTTCTACCCAGTCGTCAAAGCCGTAGTCGCCGGCCAGCTCATCAATACGTAGTGCGGTTTTCTCGCCTACCTTTGGGATCTGCTGCCACCCGGCGACTAGGCCGACTCCCGCTACCGGCCGCCAGGTGGCGCGGGAGTGTCCTAGAGATGGCGGCTTAACGTCGATCGAGTGAGCGAGGGCGTCACGCATAAGCCGGAACTGCGACTCGGCCTTAACTGCCTTCTGTAGGGATGCTGCGTAGAACTCGATTGGATAGTTGGCTTTTAGCCAGGCCGTCCAGAAAGCGAGCATGGAGTATGATATCGAGTGGGCGATGTTGAAGGAGTAGGTTCCGGAAGTCACGAGGCGCTTCCAGATCTTGTCGGCTAGTTCCGCGTCGATACCGTGGAGAGTCTTGGCTCCGTCGGCGAACTGCTGATACGACATCTGGAACGCGGCCTCGCCCATTTTCTTTGAGATGATCCGCCGGATCTGACTTACAGAGAACCAGTCGAATCCTCCAATGTCTCGCAGGATTCGGAGGATCTGTTCCTGGTAGATGATCTGCCCGTACGTCTCCATGGTGACTTCATCAACGATAGGATGAAGCCTCTCAGCGTGCTTTCTTCCGTGCCGTACGTCCACGTACGCAGCAGTTTGCCCTGAAAACAGCGGTCCAGGACGCGATAGCGCATTGATGTCTGAGATATGCAGGAAGTGATCTGGACGTACGTCTCGGTTGACGAGGCGTGTAGCTCTACCCTCAAACTGAAATACACCAACAACGTCCCCGGTACGGAATACCTCGATTGTCCTAGGGTCAGTGTCGGGAATCGCATAGAGATCCTCCAGGGTTAGGCCGGCCATCCGGATACACCGTGATATCATTCCCATGGTAGATAGGCCAAGGAAGTCAAGTTTTAGGGCACCCGCGTACTCGGCATCGTACTTATCAATCGACATAACCTTAACGCCGTCCCTCTCGTACACGGCGCAAACGTCGGTAAGCGGGCTGTTCGCTATAACCAGACCGGCCGCGTGGACGGACATTCCGCGCACGTCACCTTCGAGCCGGCAGGCCTTTGCGATGTCAGGGTACTCGTCTCGTATCTTCTGCGCTTCAGGGAATAGGTCGAATGTGTCGGCAAGGGTTGAGCTAAACCGGGAGTCTCCACCGGAGCGCTCTATCAGGAGGTTGCCGACAGTCTCCCGAACGTAGATAGGGATATTGTAAACCTTGGTGACATCCTGGAGGGAATTCTTGCCGCGGTATCTCACGAAGTTCCCGATATGGCCGACCTTATCCGCGCCATACTTACCCTCCAGGTAATCCCAGACAACATGCCTTTCCTCATCGGAAACGTCTACATCAATGTCTGGGGGATCTGGTCGCGTGATGTCCAGGAACCGCTCAAAGATCATGCCTTTATACTTATGCGGGGGAATCTCGGTTATCCGGAGTAGGTAGGCGACGACTGAAGCGGCCGTGCTGCCTCGCCCCGGCCCAAAGGGAATGCCGTGATCTTTGCCCCACCTAATCGTGTCGCTCGTGAAGAGAAAAAAATCCGCAAGACCACGCTCCAGAATTAGGTGCATCTCATACTTGATACGCTCAGCGTACCAGTCCTGTTCCTGGCGCGGAAGTGAGGATATGTTCCGGTAACGCCACCCGAACCGGAGCCATTCCCATAGTAGCTTCTCTGCTTCTGGACGACTACCTTCCATTCCACTGCCTCCAGTCATTGTCGCTTATCGGGTATTCTAGGCGCTCGGCTTTCGGCAGGGTTACCGTACACTGTTCAGCTATCCAAGCACTGTTGAGTATAGCTTCCCAGGCAGCGTTCCGCGACAGGCCAGTCTTCATGAGGCGCTCGCCTAGCACCTTGTCGGACTCGGGCAATGTCATGGGGACATTGTAATTCCACGATCTCATCGCATCGTCGATGCTCTGATTGCCTCGATGTACTGCGTGTAGGATGGCCTGCATCTCTCCATCCTCGGGTCGGGGGTAATGGACATCGCAGGTGGCAACAAGAGGGCATCCAGTTTCCCTGGAGAGCTTCTCGTAAGCTGGATTGATCCGGCAGGTCTTCTCAAGTTCCCAGAAGGGCTGGACTTCAAGGAAGTAACGCTCCCCAAATAGCCGGTGAAAACGGCTGATGATGCGTCTTGCGTCATCCCATCCATACCCATCCTTTGATGTAGGTACATTGATTCCCTTACCTCCCACGAGCGCGCAGGCGAGCATAGAACCAGTGCATCCAGATAGAATGTAAAGATCTTCAGAATTTCTCTGCAGATTCTCTCCACTGACCGTAGGATGGTAGTGATGATCTTTCCAAGACTGAGTGACGAGCTGGTTGAGATTCCGGTATCCATCATTACTCCCTGCGAGGATAGTCAGGTGGTATTTCCATTGGCTCTTATTCTCGTCCGTAGGCCCGGTGTATGCTTCGAGCCCAAAGAGAGGTTTCACACCTACTTTCACGGCTGCTTGTTCGAATTGGAAGTGAGAGGATACGCCCCCATGTTCGGTCAGAGCCATAGCCGTGTAGCCTAGTTCGGCCGCACGGGCTACGTGTGCCGCAGGAGGCTTGTGCCCATCACCGTGGCTGAAGGTCGAGTGGTGGTGAAGGCTGACGTACCTCATCGGGCACCTCCCTACCGCTATTATATCCTATCCGCCCGCGTCTCGCTATTCACTACATGGACCGTGACTGTCTTGACCTTTTCGAGCATCAGTCGCAGGGCCCGGCCTGAGTGTTCCTGACAGCAAGAGAACCCATTGAACACATCCATGCTACGTTCGCCGGGGAGTGGAAGGATCAGGAAGTCAGCAGGTACCCTCTTGCCGGCGTGCCAGGAAGAGTCACAGAAGTGCGAAGTCACTTCGCACATCCTCTTGCATATTTCTTGGTACTGGGGTCCCACTGGTACCAGCATACTAGTTCATTGAGCGGCATCGGGTCCGTGTCCGTGCTTTGCTCGAAGCCGGTCGGGCGATGGCAGTGTTGGCATTCACCGCCGTCGATGAGTGCCTCCAGCATTCGGAAGAGAGCTAGGAGTGGTCCTTGTGCTCCGGTAACTTCCCAGTGTTCGCCGAAGAGAGCACAGACATACCAGACGACGGGCGGGGCATCATCGTCGGTATAGCCTATCTTGAATTGGCTCGCGCCGGTACGGCCGATCAGGTCTACAGCCGCCATGTAGCGCGGGTCTTTTGTGATATCTTCCTCGGGCATTAGCTCCCTTTCCTAGTTTCCCACATCACGACCGCGATGATAAGCACGACGATGATGATACATGCTATCGAGAGCGGGCTGACATACAGGTTTACGTAACCGTGATTATGCGTGTGGATAGAATGGGCGATCATCACCGAACCACATCTGTTCGTCGGCTTCGTGGCAGAGGTACCCGTGGATAAGGTTCTGTATTTGCTCGCGCGGATCTATGTATGGCGAGATAGGTAGCGTGACGATGAGCGGTTTTGCTTCGTCATTGTCTGGAGTTTCATTGTCCGCGACCCATACCTCCAGGCGTAGCCGTTCTCCCTCACGGTCCACGGAAACCTCGCCCCGGTTGTCGGCCCGGTTGAGTCCGTAGGACCACTGGAACGTTTCGAGTTCCTTGTCGATAAGATCCATAATCCAGTCGATCTGTCTTTCCGTCATCCCGGTTCCCCTAGCTCGCCCCACTTGGAGCCTCTGTTCTTATTCCGCCAGTAGAATCCGGCGAAGTTGATAATGTCGATCGCGGAGTCTCCGTCGAAACGGTTGTGTCTCCATGAGTTGAACTTGAGGCGTCCTGCCTTATTTAGGATGTCATGGACGAGTCCCTTCCATCCTTTTGTTGCCCACGTTGCTCCATCAGGATCATATCCGCGCTCGCATATGATCTTGAGCGCTTCCGCGAATGGGCCGGCTAGCTGGCTTACTGCGTCCGGAGTTGGCTCTACGCCGAGCGCACGAATGAAGTCATAGGCCGGGTCGCGGGCATCGTCGTCATTCACCTTCGGGCCTTTCGATTCGTGCGTGGTTCTTGAGTAGCTGTTCTAGAGTCCAGACTCCGTCAAGTTCGACGGTCTGCGGCAAGTCACAAGCCTTACACCTGATGAGAACGTACGTGACTCGCCCGGCTTGGAGACGTGGGTGAGGCACTTCGGAAGGAGACCATCTTTCAAGGATCTCCCACATATGTACGTGATCGATTTGCGGTTGATTCTCTTCAGCGTCCACTACCTTCCTCCATTAATTTCCAGGATTGCGCCGGTCAGGTAGTCTGGTCCTTCCAGTACCTGCGCGGTAAATTGGGCTATCTCTTCCGGGTAGGCTCGTCTTGCCATAGGGATCTGCGAGATCTCGTACTGCCGGGATTTATGCTCTGACCAGTCCCGGAACACCGGGATCTCTGCGTCGAGGTGCTGCGTCATGAACGTCCCTTCGGTACTACCGGGCGAGATCGCGTTCACTCGCCAGCGCGGCGCTAGCTCGCGGGCCATCGTGCGCACGGCCATATCGAGAGCGGCCTTGCTGCTACAGTAGGCGACCGACCCACGCATAGGACGGCGAGCCGCGTCACTGCTTATCGCCACCGCGCTGCCTTCCGCGCCGGGGAACAGGATTTCGTGGCAACTCATTATCCGGATAAACCCATGACAGTTAACATCCCAGGTATCCGCGAATACATCTCTGTGCGGTTCAGCTAGCTGGCTTACCCAGGCGAGCTGGTTAATGCCTGCGCTGTACACGATGTAGTCGAATGGACCTTCCTGCTGGATACAGGCGCTACATTCCGCCAGGGAACGCACGTCAAGAATGTCCGATGATGGGGCTACCCACTCGTTACACTCGGGGATTCCGGTAGCGTTGACATACTCGTCGATGGCGCGGCCTATGCCGGAGCTTGCGCCAACGATGAGCCCCTTCACTGCGACCTTCTAGCAGCTGCGGGGTGGAGGGGCTCGCGCGGGTCAATGTCGGTCCATGTGTCCGGAGCATCCCCGGCCGCAGCGTGGGCGTTAACCCGGTCGCGGATTACGCACCAGCGGTCAGCCGGGCCGTTGAAACCGCACGACCCTTTCTGATAGCACACCGGCTTAAATAGCTTGGTGATCTCTCGCTGCTGCCAGCGATTCTCCCTCGCGCCGTAGTTGATCATTGAGTAGATCATCTGCCTCCAGACTTCCTTCCATTCGGCCTGGGCCTGAGAACAGAGCCGGTTACCGGACTGCCTCGTTAGGTTGAGAAGGTCCGTATGATAGTGGACTCGGGTCGTGATGTTCGTCGGCAGGAGTCCGCGCGCATCCTCTGCCGGCATGCCGTTGTCTACAAGTCTTACGTATGCCTGGGCCGCATAGGCGACTGCAGCATCCCAGGTTAGGCGCCAGGGATGGTCATCTTTTAGGCCGTCCAGGCTTGGCGGCTCGGCTACCTCCCAAGCCGCGTTCTCCTTCACGGCAAAGCGCATTGATTCCTGGACGAATGTCGCGGTGCGTTGCCGGACTAGCTGGTGCGTGAAGGCCCGCGTCACACCCTCGATGTAGAAGTGAAGGCTGACGAATTCGAGTGGCGCGGTGATCTGGTTGTTCTTGAAGCCGTCGAGCCATTCTCTACATTGTTCGTCAGATACGGTACTTGGGTCGCGGTATACACCGCCCCGGTAGGTCTCGGCGGCGGCAGCCATTACCCGGAGCGGATTTGGCGTCATAGACACCAGGCTCACCCGCGGCGTCACCTTTTCGCCGTGCTCGGTAAGTGGGGCGGCATTGTACATCGCTACGTCTGCCCACCTCGCCGGGAGTCGGCTCTTGTCTTCTTCAGCCACGGGCTTGCCGCCTTTCTATTGCTTCCTCTATATATTCTCTTGATGGTATTTCTCTTGCGTTCTCGTAGGCGATAGAAGTTTCCATCTGCGGTTCTTCGCTACGGCTGTGGTCCATCACGAACGCCTGTGGGAACAGCCTCTTGAGAAGTTCTTCACAGTCCGTACAGACTTCGATTGGCCTGAAGTAATCCTCGCCGACGGGATGGCCATCTTTTGTATGGTGATGTACCTGTATATGCAACATTACGGTCTTGTTGATACATTGCTTCCCGTCTACGTCACAGAAGGTTTTCTTCACCGGTGATTCGCCTGCCATTCGATTATGTCTTTGCGGAGGCGTAGCCATAGGACGCCCAGGGTATCGATGCGCTCGCCTATTGCTACGTAGTCCTGATTGTATGGCTGACTGCGTAGGTAGATCTTCTTGATACCGTTGTTGAAGGCATCCTCTATCTGCTCGGGAAGGTCGTCGACTGCCGCGACAATTCTGTCGGTACCTACCTGACGCACCAGGTCGGCGTACTTGGTCACCGGGCGTTCCTCATCGAACGCGACACCTTCAAAGATCACTGCGTCGTACTGGATGTGATTCCGGCCTAGCCATTCCCGCGTATCAGGATCAATGTTGTCTAGCCGCATATACGGCCGGGTAGTACAGATCCATACCTGCGCGCCTGCGGTGCGGATGTTATAGGTTAGCTCGCTCGCGTACGGGTACACAGGCATGAAGCGCTTTAGGCCGCCCTGCCGGTAGGCGAGCTTACACTCCCGGTATACGTGATGGGGAACGTTCATGAACTCGTGGAGTCTTCGCCCTGGGTTGATGTCATACTCGGACGGCATAGGAAGTCCTAGCCATCTCTCGGCGAACCAGAGGAAGTGAGCGTGGTAATTTCCCAAGGTGCCGTCGATATCGAGCGCGACGACTGGCTTGCCTTCACCACTGCGGAATTCTCGATTACGCAATGATTTGATTCCCCTCATGATTGGTTGCGACCTAGTAGGACTGATCATCTGCTAAGCAGCTCCGTGACTTCTGGGTAAGTCTTGTGGACTAGGTAGGACTTCTGCCATTTGCCGTACCGCCCGACGCGGTATATATCCGGATGACAGCCACAGTCGGTGGTGAGTGGTTTTGTTACCGGAACGGCTACGCCGTTGACTGGTTTGCGTGACCATTCGGTTGTCCGGAATCCGAACACGCAGGCGCTCCGGTACCAGGAGTTCTTGTTGGTCCCATCGCACACAACGGCATTAAGCTGATCGGTTGCCTGCTGAGTAGTGCCGCTAGCGTATATCTCATGAGACCGGAATTCATGTCTCTTGTTCATACATAGATCTGTCGCGGGAATTGTCGATATGATTTCCTTCAGCGGGTAGCGGAGGATATCGACTGGTATCACTCCATTAGCTATCTTCGGAACGATGATGAACTGGGCTTCTTCAGAAGCGTGGAGATCTCGCCATAGTCTCCGGTAAGTCTCGCGGATATCCCAGGCGTCGTGTTCTCCTATAAAGTCTTCCGGAGAGACACGGCCCTTCCACTTGCGGCCGTACACCTTGATACGATACTGTTCGGCGGTACCGTTAAGGTGGTACTCTACCTTGACGTGCGGGGCATCTTCATAACCAGGAACCGGGGCATGGAGATACTGGCAGCCGAACTGCATACTAGGGGTGTTCTTGTGACTAGCAATGATAACGCCGAATCCGGAGTTGATCGCAGCTAGAGCTGCCGATAGCCCGGTTGGCCCGCAGCCGAGTATGGCTACATATCTACGCATTAACAATCCTCTGGTAGATTGCGTTCTGCTTGGCTAGCAGAATCCTGCGAGTCTCGATCGGGTCTTTCGTGAAGTGCTGTATTGCCAGGATAGCCGTGAGCGCCGTATCGGCTAGCTCGTAAATCATCTTCTCGATTGTTGGGTCGACCGGCTTGCGCGGGTTCTGTCCGGTACTGCTAATGAACGCTTCTACGGTTTCGCCAAGTTCCTCGATACCCTTGGAGATCCGCGCCCAGTCCTGTGCTAGCGGCTGGTCCTTGTATACCTGGGAGACGTTCTCATCGAGCCAGTTGTCAACGAATTCGACGATCTGCCAGTCGATACTGTCATCCTGGTAACTCATCACGGCCACTTCCCGGACCAGACGGCCCGGAGGAAATCCTGATGGGTTTCCTCACGGAGCCGCCTGACCTCTTCTGCTAGCGCTCGGGCTATGGGGTTGTTAAAACGGCGGGTCGTCGTTGCTGCCTTGCGCGCGCCCGCGCCCGCGCCCGCGCGTGGCCGCTACCTTGGTTTCTGCAGAAGCACCCTTATCGACTCGGGCACTCCGCGCTCCACGGGCCGGAGCGGGCTTTTCCGGGGTCGGCGCGGTCGCGCGGGTTCCCCTACGCGCGGTCGCCGGCTCGGCCTTTGCAGGCGCGCTCCGGGCCGTGCCACGGCCTGCGCTCCGTCCGCGTCCGCGCGCCGGCTCGGGCTCAGGCTCTGGCTCTGGCTCGTCTTCTGGCTCGTCCTCCTCATAGTCGTCGTCGGGCTCGTCATCTGCCTCGTCGCCTGCCTCGTACGGAAGCCATTCCGCGATGGCCGGCTTCGGCTCGCCGTTGTAGCGCTCGCTGCCGGTAATGATGCGGCACCAGGCTTCATCGTTCTCCTCACCGGGACGGAAGCTGCCGATCTTGTTGATGGGCGCGCCGTTCTGGTCGTCCTTGTCGGCCAGGTCGATCTCGCGCTTCTTGATCTGTCGGAGCGTGATGCCGTAGACATCCAGGAACGGTGCCCACCGGAACTTGGAGCCGCCGTTGAGGGCGTAGTTGAGCCAGAAGGGGCAGTCGTTGTACTCTTCCAGATCGCCGTCGTTGTCGGCCGCGACCCAGAGAACCTTGAACATGGGGTCGCCCGCCTGGGAGCGGGTCCACCACATCTTCTTGGTATAGCCGGTGAGTTCGAGATCCTTGGGCGGCACTTCGCCGTCGTAGCTGTCGAACGTCTCGGTGGAGTATTCGAGTGCGTCGAGTTCATCGACGTCAAGGTCTTCGACATCTTCCTGCCGAATGCGTACCATGTCATGTCCCTTCGTGAGTGTGATCTAGGTGTTCTTGTTCGAGCCGGTGATTTGCGTTATGCTCTCCTATCGTGACGAACCGGATTCCGAAGTGACGTTTCTCGACGTGCTTCCTAAGCCAGTCCCTAGACTGCGTTCCGGGATCGACGAGTCTGGCGAGGGACGGAGCGCCGGGCACTTGTTTCCTGGGCATTTGCGGCTCCCCTTGCCTTGTCGATTGCTTCGATCATTCGCGACATGGCGAAGTAGTCGCCATCCTCCACGTCCCAGGACCGCCCGAGGGCCATATAACGGTCCTTGGCGTACCAGGGAGGGTACGGCTGAGCAAGAGCACGGCGTAGGATCGCGCCGCGCATCTCACGGGACTCGCGCGCCACTGAATAGTACAGGGCGACCGAGAACTGAGAGCTGACATAGTCAGATATCTCGCCTTTCTTGCCCAGGAGGTGGGGGATGATACGCTCCTCACCTTCGGCGTCGTCGGCGGTCATGCTCGTAGTGATGAAGATCACGTTGAAGTTGCCGTCGATCAGGCGGTCGGTCCAGCGCTTGAATCCGTTCTGGTATTTCTGGTGGTTCTGAATCGCCGGGATGTCGAGGTCGCGCTGCGGGTTGATCTGGTTCTCACGCTCCAGAATCCACCGCATGTACATTTCTTGCATCTTGGTCCCGGAATCGACAACCATCCAGTCTTCGATCGTGAACTCTTGCTCTGCCTTCTTGACCCCGGCGACGGCGTGTTCCCAGGAAGGACAGCGCCATAGCTTGGCCTGACTACCAACGGCGCGGGCACTGGCTACCCCTTCCGTCTCGGTAGACAGGAAGGTCACCGGGCGCGTACCGTCGGCCGCGCCACCGGCTAGGAGAGTCTTGCCGTGGCCGGACGGCCCGTGGACCAGGATGTTGACCGGCGCGGTCTTGCCGGACGTAGATAGATCCTCCTCATGGATCTCAACGTCCGCCTCCATCATCGAGAGCGGCGCTTCCCTTGACTGCTTCGCTGATTGCCTTGTCTGCGTTCCTGGCCTTGCGCCTCGCAGACCTCTTGTTGGTGGCATCACGCACTCTTTCTATTGTCCGCATACGGGTCTATCTGTCGGTAGTTGGAGTTTAGAACTGACTTATACGCTTCGCTACCGCGCTCGTGAAGCGTACACGGCACCCAGAATGGGCACCGCGGGCAGTCTTTCGTCGGCGTCTTAGTGATAGGGATAGTGCCTTCGCGGATTGCGTTCATCACGGTGACTTCATCAGCTATCCGCGCGAGCTGAGTGGCTTGTTCTTTTGGAGAGCGATCCATTGGCTCTCGGTGGAATAGTTTGACAGGCTGCCTCTTGGAAATGGAATTGTCTTTGTTAAGACGTAGACCGTCTTCATTTTGCGGACGTTCATCAGGGAATGCTTTCCGCAGGAAGTTGTAGATGATGCCTTCGATATGCTCTCCCGGCTTCAGGATTCCCTTAGCACGGAGAAGTTGTGATGCTACGGCCCAGTAGGAACCTCCCTGATCATCTAGCTCAAGGTAGGCGGTAACGATCTGGGCCGCGGACTTGTTCTCCAGAAGCCATATCTTGCCGTCCTCAAGATTGCGGAGTACGCCGTCCCAGCGAGAGGTGAAGTAGGCGACCGGCTTTCCCTCTCGCAGAATGCGGACGCGGAATGGCTGCTCTATGGAGATGATATCCCATTCGGGGTCCTGGCCGTAGACTTCGACATACTCTTCAAGCATAGCCGCGCCAAGTTCTACCGCGTCAATCCAGACGGGCTCATCAAACGTCTCATCAAGATATGTCTTAGCGAACGCAATTTCTTCGCGTGTCCACTCTTCCCAGGTATCGGCCGGATGCTTGCCTCGGCGTGTACCCTTCAGATACCAATGGGCGAGAGCTTCATGTATGCCTACGCCGAACCAGAGCGCGTCAGCTTGTGGGGAGCGCTGCCTGTAGCCCATCCGGAATTCCCACCACCAGCGCTGCGTAACGGACAGCGCTTAAATACACCACGCTCTGAAGTCCTGAGAGTGGGAAGTTCCGCTGTCATTTGAATCGCCCCCTTTCACCTCTTGGACGCCGACCGATCCAGTTAAGTGTTTCGATACTATGCTTTCGTCCCTCTGACATCCTCCTGCGCATATCGGGATCTTTCCATTGTTCGATAGCTTTCCTGCGTAGCGATTCGGATAGACGTTTCCGATATTCTGGATCGCCCCATCTTGATTCAGAGTTGTCGTACTTCATATGACAGCTACGACACAAAGGGACAAAATCAGCCCAAGGATCAGTTCCTAGCTCTCCGTGAATATGGGCCCAGTCTAGAGCACGTTTGTTGATTCCATCCTCAATACAGCGAACACACCACCGCAAACTAGCAGATCCCCTAGCACGCCTACAGCGTTGCGTCTGAGCGCTTTTGGTCTGCGATGTTATCGGGCGCCCAATTCCAGTACCGCGCTCGCTCGTCCGGAGCGTAGGCAGATCACTCGCCATGACTTCCCCTTGTGGGGTCCCAGACGGCCGGGCCACTGGGGTGGTGGGGAGCCGACCGCCTGGGACGTTGGGTGGTTAGTACGGAGCCTCTGCGCCGGCCCTGGTACCGGCACGGCTGGGGCGTCCGCGGCCACGACGGGCTGCGGGCTCGGGCTCAGTCTCGGGCTCAGGCTCGGGCGCAGCGGCGCGGCTGCGACCACGGCCGCCACGGGCGGGCTTGGCCGGCTCGGGCTCAGGCTCGGGCGCAGGCGCGCGATTCGCACGCCGGGCTTCCCGGCGGTCGATGTTGAAGTCGGACTTCTGGAAGTGGCCGTACAACGACACGCCGAGCACGAGGATCTTGTCGACCGGGATGTCGTCCAGGGAGGCGACCTCCTGCTCGAACCACTCCACGTAGTCCGCCATCGTCGGCGACAGGTCCTTGCTGATGTACTTCTGGAAGTCAACCTGTCCGTTGGCTTCTGGCTCGGCAGGCGGCGGCGGTGCCGTTGCAGCCCGGCGACCTTTCGCAGGTGGCATATGCCTGGTACCTTTCTCTATGCGTTCCCTAATAGGGAGTCCCTTACCCTCCCGATTATACGACAAATCGGGATGTTTGGCTAGTCTTTTTCCGGTGAATTCTCGGAAATCTTCGATTGTGAAACGGCTTAGGCCGTAGTAACGGACAGTAATGAATCCTTCCGCGTCCGGAGTTTTCCATTCACTATCCCGGCCGGTACTCTTTTTGTTATCGGCCGTGTAGAAAAGAACGTCATTGACGTCGTCGTAGGTGTAGCCGTACTTGTCCATCAACTCCTTACGGATCTCGGTGACGTTCGCCTGGCGCGGGATGTTAACCATTGAATTCTTCGCTCTTGGGCCGGCGTACGATGGAATCGGCGTAGACTTCGCACTGGTCGTACTCGTAGGCCGTCAAGGGGTCTGGCCACTTTTTGCCGAAGGAACGGACCTTGTCCGTGAAGGACTCGTACCAGAGATTGTCTAGCTCGAACTCTGTTTTACCAGCCGGTTCTTGGTCTGATGGCATTTCGGGCTTCCTCCCATCTAACTCTACGTTCGGGATGTTTCTGCTCGTAGCGCTTGTTCCGCTTCTGGCCCTTAGCACTCTGGTTGTAGCGCCGGTGTCGCTCCAGGCGCTTCTCTTCGCTGCTCACGAGGGACTTCCTGCGACGGCGAGTTCACTTATCTTCCTGGGGCTAGCGTTCTTTACCACCTCGCGCTGCTCGTCGTTGAGGTTAGCGAGCCACTGGTCGATCGTATCGATAGATACCAGGCGATAGATCGTCACCTTATGTATCCTGGAGACACGGTGAATACGAGAGATCAGCTGTTCGTCGCGGTCGGAGATCCACGGCATATCAAGGATCACCATCTCGTCGGCCGCGTCCAGGGTAATCGATTCACCACCCGCGTCCCGGTTCAGACATACTACCTGGAGGCTATCGTTCGTGTCCTGGAACCGCGCCACAAGGTCTACGCGGTCGCGGTCGGACGTGGCGCCGGTTAGGGTTAGGACTTCCATGTTACATTGGTGCCGGATCGTGTCGGCCGCTAGCTCGACCATGCTCGTGAAGCTACTAGCGATAACCACCTTCTGGCCGGTTTCCTGGCGCTCCTGCATGAAGTCGATGAGCCACTCGATCTTGTTCGACGGGAGAGTGGGCACTAGATGTTGCCTACCCTCGCCGTGGATATGGTTCGCGGTAGCGAACTGGCGCAGGCGCGTGATCTCGGCGAGTACGCCGGTCGCGGTAATGGTACCCGTATCCAGGGTAGCTTCCGCGAGGGACTCCATCTGCCAGTACGCCTTAGACTGCTCGGGCGACATATCCAGTTGGACGTAGCACGGACTGTTCTCATCATCGGGATCGATCGGTGTCCCGGCAAACGTGATAGGTGGCAAGTCGGGGGCAGCTTCCGCCTTGGTACGCTTCAGGTAGTACGGCCTCAGCATATGGTCCCAGGCCGAGGGGTTGCGTGGTTCGAGCACCTTGTCGCCACCGCCGACTATCTTGCCGTATGTGCCTTGCTCGACTCCAAAGTACGTCTCGGCCCAGCGCCAGTAGCTTCCGAACACGTCGGGGCGTAGCCAATTGAGCGTTCCCCATCCCTTCTCAAGCTTGGAACGGAACGGAGTGCCCGAGAGCGCTATGGCTAGGCCGCCGGGACGCAGGCGCTTACGAATCTGTACCGCGCCGAACCTCGCCTGCGTTATGCGCTTGCTTTGAATGTTCGCGGTAGAGGCGAGCAGGTTATGCGACTCGTCAAAGACGATCGCGTCCCACATAGTTCCCTGCGACAGGAACGGCCATTCCGGTGTCGAGTGGTACTCGTGCTTGATATGTCCGGCGGGCGGGCGTTCGCCAAAAGCGCAGACGCCATTCGGCGTAGCCGGGCATATCTCCTGACGCTTAGCGCGGACCATCTCGATGTTGACGATCAGCATCTTCCGGCCACCTTGGTAGGCGTCGTATGCCTTCATCGCCGCCTCGCGCTCGGGACGACCACCCTGGGCGACGAACGGCTTGATGTCGGTCCAGCGTAGCGTTTCGCGTTCCCAGACTGTCCGGGTCGCGGTTCGCCGGCATGCCACCAGGATTTCTTTCGCATCGCTCTCGATCATGGCGGCTAGCGCCTGGAGCGTCTTGCCGAGTCCGGGGTCATCACCGAGGATAACCTGCTTACCGGCGAGCATGAACGCCGTACCGGCGAGCTGGTACTTGCGGTTCATCATCGCCTTGAAGAGCTGCGGAGCTTCCTCCTGTACGCGGGGGAAGTTGACGTTCGCTAGCTGCTCTTCGCGGAATTCCTCAAGGCTACGTTCCTTGGCGATCTCCGCGCGCGCCCATTCAGCGAGCGGCTCGGCGACCTTCAGGTCATCTCCGAACTCATTCCGCAGAGCCCGGCAGGTATCCATCGAGAGCGGATAGCTCCAGCCCTTGAATATGTTTGGTGTTACGGTCTTGTCCCATTCAGCTTTCGCACCTGGGACGCGCTTAGCGGCCTTTGGGCCCTGGCCGCCAGCGTAGTCGATTCGAGCCATGATCTTTTTGCCGTTAGTCGTTACTACGGCGTTCAAATTGACCATTTGCCCTTCTGCTTCTCTGCTTAGCGTTTTCCGACATCTTTTGCTTGGTGCTTTCCGTATGCTTGGCACCTAGCCTAGCTTTATCATACATACTATGGCATTTCTTGCAACGAGGCACATAATTCATAATGTTAGCCGGATCAGTGCCATGTACCCATGACCAGTCTTCAGCATCGCCCCAGCAGTCTACGCAGGGATGTTCCCGAGCGTAACCATAACTGCGCACTACACGTCTATGAATCTTGACGTAACCATATCCATCTCCTCCCCAGTTCCAGTGATTAGGTCCGGTTCGCGTATTCTTTGGCGAACACTTCCGGCAGAATCCGGACTTGTTGCGATGGTCTAGTGTCTTGTTACAATCACCACATCTCTTTGCGACGGCTCCGATTTTCGCGTTCATATCTCTATTATACCCTATGGAGGAACGGTCAGTCTAGTCTTGGTTTACGCCTCGCCTCCGGGCCATATGACTCTTGGTATTCCTGCTCCGTTGATTAGGCGCATGCACATATGACATGGTTTGTGGGTAACGTACATGTGCTTTCCCGATGCGGCGCGTCCGGCGACTAGCAGGACGTTTTCTTCGGCGTGGATAGCGATACAGAGACCGGTACCGACGTCATAGTCCGCGCCGGATTCAGCCGAGAGGTGGCACGGCCATTCATTCCCGCAGGCACAACAAGTTGGGTATGGCATTGTGGTTATCTCGTAGTGTTGTCCGCGCGGACAGGCACCTGCGGTCAGACAGCCGGGCTCGCCTCGCGGTGCTCCGTTGTACCCGGTGAAGAGGATGTCGTGAGTTACGGGGTCGGTGAGGATTGCTCCTACCAAGCGGCGCGTACAGTCTGCTCGCGCGGATATTGCCCTAGCTACGCCAAGGAAGTACTCATCCCAGGACGGGCGTTTCACTGGCATCATGATCCTTATGAGTTGATGTATTCCCGGACTAGCTCATTTAGTTGTTCGAGGTACTCCTGCCTGGGAAGTGATTCCAGTTGTAGTGCTATTACTCTGGACTTAAATTCTGTTTTTGACATTACTTGCTCTCCTGTTCGACTTCCTTGTTGTTGAAGTAATCGAGAGATCCACCGTGCATAGCAGAGCCCTTCTTCCAGTCTGGGATAAGGTCGGTATAGAGCTGCTGCCAGGCAATCCTGGTACGCTTGTCCGGAGGGTTGATGTATTCTGACCAGCGCTCGCGGACGATGGCCATACACCGGCGTTCATCCGCTAGCCTTGCTTCTAGCTTGTTCCTGTACTTACTCTCGATACCGCCCTTGTCATATCGTTTGTTGGCCGCGGTGAACTTTACATCGCAATGTACCTGCCATGGAATTCCGCGCTTGATGCCTTCAAAGGCTAGCTCGAAGTCTTCACCGAAAATAGTCAGGGCCGGATCGTAATTGCCGACCTTGAGCGCGTTCTTGACGTTCATGCCCCATAGCATGAAGCCCCAGCCGCCGGGGCAGAGGATAGGCCCGCTGTTCCTTGAGATCGCGCCGCCCGTGAACCTATCATGGAGGGAACGTGTGGCGCCAATGCCTAGAGTAGTTGGCTTCTCGGCTTCATCTATAAGCAGCCAGGCGTCGGAGCTGGGGTTGACGTAGCAGTCATCATTACTCATGATCATGGCATCAAGACCACTTTCGCGGGCGTGCTCTACGCAGTACTTGCGGGCATACCCGATTCCTTTGCCGGAGAGTGGTGCCGGCAGAACGTGGACATCCTCCCATTTCATCTCCCGTACCAGCTTAGCGTGCTCCTGGTACTCGTGGCGTTCGACTACTAGCCGGATAGGCATGTCTTGTTTGAGCCAGTTAGGAATCGTTGTCCTGCGTAGCATTTCGATCCTGCTCAGGGTCGGGATATATACAGTCACGCGACACCTCCTTTCAGGTAGTCGAGAGATCCGCCGTGGATAGCCGACGCTTTCTTCCAGTCCGGTATGTAATCATTCAGGATCTTCTGCCAGGAAAATCGAACCGGCTTGTCCGGACGGTTGACGTAATCCGGCCAGCGTTCACGCATGATATCCATACACTTACGTTCGGCCGCTAGCCTTGCCTCCATGTTGTTACGGTATACGGCCTCAAAACCTCCATTGTCGTATCGCTTGTTCACTGATACGTACTCGACATCACAGTGGATCTGCCATGGAATGCCGTGCTTGACACCTTCAAAGAGCAGATCGACATCTTCCGCGTACGTATGAAGATTCGGATCATAGTTCCCGAATTCGATTGCCTTGTTGACATTAAGGCCCCATACGAAAAGGCCCCAGCTACCAGGACATAGGATTGGCCCGTGATTCCTGGATATGGCTCCACCCGTGAAAAGGTTTAGGAGTGGACGCATAGCACCTATGCCGAGAGTGGTTGATTTCTCGGCTTCCTCGATTAGTAGCCAGGCGTCGGAGTTGGGCTTAACGTAACAGTCATCATTACACATAATAAAAGCATCAAGGCCGGATTTGCTAGCATGTTCGACACAGTACATGCGGGCGTACCCAAGGCCCTTATGGGAGAGCGGCAATTGGACTATGCTTACTTGTTCGCCCCATCTCATCTCACGTACGAGTCTGGCGTGTTCCCGGTACTCCTGCTTCTCGACGACTAGCCGGATAGGCATGTCCTGCGCAATCCATTGAGGAACTGTCTTTTGCAGCATTTCAATCCGGCTCAGAGTCGGGATGTAGACCGTCACGTAGCACCTCCTCAAGTGAGATAACTTCCATGAAGTTGTAGAGGCGGAATGACATGAGAGCGCTCCTGACGATAGATTGAGGAGTCTTGAGTGACTGCGGCCCGACCGTAAAGGTCAGCTCCATAAGGAGCAGGGTGCTGTCGTAGTCGTCAGATGGTATGCCATCCTTCGGCTTGATGACTGCCTTGTACTTCTTCACGCTACTCGCCATTCGCGATGTTGGCGGCTCGGGCGCGGTACGCGGTGATGACGAACATCGCGAGTGCCCCGATGCCGATCCAGAACAGGAACGTGGTGAACGTCCACCAGCCGCCGACAGAGGGGCAGATTCCCCGGTCGATTCCCCACATCTGCTGGGTGAGTGAGCAGATCGCGTTGGAGTTCGACAGGTTGATTCCGTTCCAGTTGAGTGCCCACGAGGCGTGCTGTATCGTGAGCCACGCAATCCAGGCAGCGACCCATATCCACAGTGAGCGCTTCATTACCTTGGGCATGTATCTCCTTTTACTTCGTGCGGCACTCAGGGCCGATTCCCAGAGCGCGACTCGTTTGATCAGTGAGACTTCTGTTACAACGGGAGCACCTTCCAAGCTCCTGGCCATATCTGCGGGCGGTGTTCTCGATGCCTTCCTCAAGGATCGCATCGAGCGCGGCGAACTTCGTGGTACGGGAGACGTTCAGATCTGGCTTGCCGCCGACGATTCGCTTGACGAACGTACGGCCGGCATAAGTGCCCTGCTCAGGACGATCGACTCGCCAGAAGTCGAAGTCATTATGGCCGGTAAGGCTAAGGGTCGCGTAGTGTCCGCGCGGGATCTCGGAGTAACGATCCATGACCGCCTTCACGTCAACCTTATCCGGGATCTCGCGGCACTTACCCGGCAGGTGGGACGCGACCCATCCCGCGTCGGTCTTGTCGACCCGGCCCTGCTCAGCTTCTACCTTGCCGCCGCACTTAGCGCAGTTCCCGGCGAAGCGGTTTGTCTTGTAGTCAGCGAAGTTCCGTGGGAACTCTACTGCTTCGACGCCGTAGCAATTGCGGACTTCCGCGACGCTGTCGTGGTAATGTCCCTTTCCGCATTTCACTGGCATGTTTGCCCTTTCACATTCTTCGGCAGGCCGTCGGCCTCGCCCGTCTCTCGATTATAGCCTACCCGGCCGTGGAAGTCTACCCTGTAAAGTGACGCATTTCTTCGACGTATTGCCTAGTCCCCAGAACTAGCCCCATCATCCTAAAGAGTGGCGGCATGAACATTAGCTGTACATATATCTGCCAGATACAGTTGATGATATCGTAGACCGCATTAATTAGCAGTTTCTCCGGGGAGGGTGGCTGACCTTTCGTGGACTCGGACGGCGGCATACATCCTCTTCCGGATGTTGATATCATTTACGAGCAGGCCGGTAGTAGCGGTACACTTCCAGGTGACCCCGTTAGTAGATACCGTACCTATGGTGTTTCCGCTTTCGGCGATCGTGTATTGTGTGTTGCCGTCCGCTCTCTGCTTGTCGGTGACTTTATACTTCACAGAAGACCTCCTGCGTCTATGACGGTTGTTGCGGTGTATGTGGTATGTATCGTGAAGTCGCCGCTAGCCTGGAGGCGAACCTTGACGCCTGGATGCTTCTCATCCATATGCGCCTTTAGGGTGTTGATAGCGAGATTGATGTTGCTAGGCTCGTGGAAGTGATGTTCAAATGGTCCGTGGAGCGGGCATGTGAAATGCCACAAGCCGTTGTTGCGCTTGCTCCGGGTCGCCGTAAGAGTCTTCACTTGAATCTCCAGTGAATTTCGTCAATCGTGCCTAGCGCTCTAAATGTGGCGTACCATTCCTCCATGGTCATGGTATAGTCACATCCTTCGCCGTCGTAGCCCGCGCACATCCACAGGTCGCGCGTCAGGTCTTCCTTCATCTGCCCGTGCTTCGGGCACTTCGGAAGCTTGGAGATGTACATCTCGACCATGGCTTAGCCGACCGGCTCGCCACGTACCGGGATGTAGATGCGGAGGTCGTCGAGCATGAGCTTGCTGAAGGTTCCCCTGGCGTTCGGGATAATGCTATTGTTGCTGGGGGTATAGTTTGCCCGCTCGGCGAATGCCTCGGCTTCCATGTAGCTGTCAAGGATCATGCCGCCGACTCGCTCGACCAGGCGCAGTTCACCTTGATTATGAATCTGTCTCACCTCGACAGCGCGCTCGAACTGCGGGTTGCCCTTGTAGCCGAAGCCGCTGTGCTGGACTACTGTCCACTTATCCTGAATTGCCGTCACGTTCCACTTCCTCTCGGTTGCTTCTCCCTCTAGTATACTATATGCCCCGGCCTGGAGTAAAGGGCTGGTTCAGATGTCCCGCGGTGCTTTCTTGGGGTAAGCCCTGTCGATCATTCTTATGAGATCGACGCTTAGCCAGAGCATGGCGAGGTCGTTGACCTCTTCGTTGACCTCTTCGATTGGGATGATGTTGACCCACTTGCCGCTGACGTAGAGCCAGGCGAACACCATGCCCTTGAGCTCATCAACGTCGCGCCGGATCTCGGTGATCTTGTGGTTGCGTGGATGGACATACCGCTGATTAAGCGCGTTGAGGATCTCGTTACGCTTGGCGCGGATCTCTGATTCTAGGCGGCGAATTCCATCGTTGTCCACGTCGGGCTCCCTAATCTCCTTGACCCATGACGCATAGCTGACTAGCTCGGCGTCGGTTTCTGCTTCCCTTTTCTTGTTACGTCCGAATGCCATGCCCCTACTTACTGGTTTCGAAGAACCGCGTCACCGCGTCGGACATCGCCTTCTGTTCCTGCTTGTTAGTAATCCTGGCTCCCGACTTTGTCTTGTATGTCCAGAAGGACTTCCCCTTGGTGTAGTCGACACGGGCACTGCCCACAACCCGGCGAGTGCGTGCGTCGGCAATTGTATAGAAGCACTTAGCTGGCTTCTTCACTTCCTGAAGGACGATATACATGCTAGCTAAGTGACGTACGCGGCCCGGAAGCCTGCGGGTTAAGAGCTGCCGAGTTGGCGTGCCTAACGCCATTGCGATAGGCGGCTTCGACATATGTCGTCTTCTTGGAGGACATACTCTTCAGGTTTCCGAAGTGCTCGTTTATAAGTGCCGTAATGTTCTGGCTCTT